TCAATTTCTAAAAGTGGTTATCAGTTAGTTCAAATTGATAATAGATACATAAATTATAGTGGAGATACTTATATACAATCACTTGTAACTAGAATAGAAGAATTAGAAACACAAGTAAATGAATGGAAAAATAACGGTATAAACGTAGGAGATTATTAATGATGGAAAAGGAAATTAGGAATATACAAAACCAGATAACTAGAAGTAGTGAAGATTCTAGACTAGTTGAGGGTGTTGCAATTGTCTTTGATAGCGATTCACAAGACATGGGATATTACGAAACAATTGCAGCTAATGCCATTGATGAAGATACTATAAAGAGTAGTGATATATTTTGTTACCTAAACCATGATGAAAATAGGGGTGTCTTAGCACGTTCTAGATACGGTGTAGGTAGTTTGTCACTATCACTAGAAAGCGATGGTTTACACTACCGTTTTGAAGCACCAAAGACACAGTTAGGCGATGAACTACTAAGTTATCTAAGTAGAGGTGAAATTACTACATCTAGTTTTGCTTTTACTGTTGCAGATGGTGGTGATAGATGGTATAGGGATAATAACGGAACACTGAGACGTGAGATAATTAAAATAGATAGATTGTTTGACGTTAGTCCTGTATTTCAAGCAGCTTACGAAACTACAAGCTGTTTTAAAAGAAAGCTAGATGAAATTAATACTATTGATGAAAAATTAGATGAACTTAAAAAAGAGATAAATAGTTTATGATTTTTCAAATTTCACTGATATTTATATTAAAATAGACTTTATGACTAAAGAAGAATTGAAACTTAGAGCCTTTGAAATCATTGATAATGCTAAGAAAGAACTTAGAGACCTTAGTGAAGATGAAGCAAAGGAAATTGACTCTATCAAAGAAGAAATTAAGTCTTTAGACGAAGATGAAAAGGTAGATGAAGAAACAAAGTCAGAAGATACAAAGCCAGAAGATGAACTAGAGGAAAATGAATTAAATGGTAATGAATCAAAGCCAGAAGATGAAGATGAAACTAGTGAAGATGATGATGAAGTATCAAACGACAAAGAAGAAATAGAAAATAATAATAATAGTTCTAATCAGATTAGAAAAATGAACAAAGAATTTAGACTTATTAAAGCAATCCGTGACGTAGCTAATAACCGTTCAATGGATGAAGTAACAAAGGCAGTTGCAAACGCAGGTGCTGAGGAAATGAGAAAGTCAGGTCTTTCTTTTGGCGGTCAAATTCAGTTGCCACTTGAAAGCCGTACAATTACAGTAGCAGGTGAGCACGATGATGTTATTGAAACTGAGTTTACTAACATTCTAGAGCCATTGAGAGCAAAGAACGTTTTAGTAGAAGCAGGTGCAAAGTATCTCACTAATCTTGTTGGTGACGTTCAAGTACCTATTATGTCAGCTAGTAACGTAGGTTGGGCTGGTGAAGTAGCAGAAGCAGCTAGTGGAGACCCATCTTTTACACACGTAACTTTGCAGCCAAAGAGACTTACCGCTTATATTGACTTGTCAAAGCAATTTATTGCACAAGATTCACTTGCAGCAGAGCAGTTAATTAGAGAGGACTTAGTAAAGGCAATTAATAACAAGTTGGAAGCAACTATCTTAGGTGACGCTAGCGGTACTACTACACAGCCACAAGGAATGTTTGACGCTATTAGCGCAACTTCTGTAACTGCATTTAGCGGTATTTGCTCACTTGAGGCAGACATCGAGGACGCTAACGTTAATGGTGAGTGTGTTTACGTTATGTCTAATAAGGCAAAGGCAGCACTTAGAGCAATGGCAAAATCAGCAAAGTCAACTGAGTTGGTTTATGAGAATGGAGAAGTAGATGGCGTTAAGGCTCTTAATACTTCACACATTTCTAACAAGAAATATCTTTATGGTGACTTTAGTAACCTAGCTATTGGCCAGTGGGGTGCTATTGACTTGACTGTTGACCCTTACACCCTTGCACGTTCTGGTCAGATTCGTCTTGTAGTAAATGCTTACTTTGACGCTAAGATTTTGAGACCTACCGCTTTCGTTGCAGGTACATTGGCTTAATCACTCAAATAATACAATATATAAACAAGTATCAATATCATGTATTTACAATTATATGAGATAAAAAAACACCTCAATATAGATAAAGACTTCCATGATGATGATGAATATTTAATGAGTCTTGAAGAGGTAGCCGAGAAAGTTGTTGAAACTAATATTGATACTAAATTAGCAAAACTTGAAGATGGTGACGGTGATATACCGTCACCATTGAAACAAGCAATGTTATTGTTAGTTGCTAACTACTACGCTAATAGGGAATCAGTTGCTTTTGCTTCAACTACAGAAGTACCATTAAGTTACAAGTATCTAATAGACCTATACAGAGACTACAGAGGTGACAAGTACAAATATCTAGATGTAAATAACCAATGTTTAAACCAATGCAGGCAATGAGTAAAAGGGCTGGACTACTAAACGAAGTGATAAAGATTCTTTCACCAATTTCAACGGTTAATGAATTTGGTGAGAAGATACAAAGCTATTCAGTAACTTACACTACTAGGGCAAGGGTTGACCACAATAGCGGAACTAGAAGCAATGAGAATAACGAAATATTCTATAGCTATCAAAAGACATTCACAGTTAGAAGTTATGTTCCAGTTACAGAATTTGATATAGTTGAATATAATACTAAGAAGTATAGGATAATCACTATAGAAAATAGGATAAAGGAATATAACGACAAACTTATACTAACAGAGTTAATAAACGATTAAGTACAATGGCAGATTTACAGATGATTCTAAAAGATGGTGGCTTTACTTTCTTTCTAGAAAACATCAAGGGTAGCAAACTTAAATCAGCCTTAAAGAGTGGTATAAGAAAGTCACTAACTATTATCAAGAAAAAGGCTACCCAGAATCTTAAAGCAATTACTTTTAAGAATGGAAAGAATTTAGACGTTAATAAGCCTGTAATATTTAAGAACAGTTACGGCACAGAATATGACGCAGCACCATTTAAGAAAGCTATAGCGGTTAAGGTATTCAAAGACGGTAGCGGTGGACGTGCTGAGATTATACACAGAGACAGTGACAAGAATTGGAATCCAATATTAAAGATGATTGAAGCAAGTAAAGGAAACCGTGAGACTAGCGGTAATTCCCACAAAGGAATTAAGATAGGTAGAAAAGCACACTCTACTGGTTCTATTGCACACACATTCTTTACTAACGCTGTTGAAAGTACAAAGTCGCAGGTTCACAATTCACTGCAAAAGAACTTAGAAGATGCAATAATGAGAGCAAAGGACAAATTTTATAAATGAGAGAAACAGCAATATCAGTAAACAAACACATCTATCAATTATTAATCACTGACAGCGGACTTACAGAAATGGTAGGTGATAAAATCTACCCATTAGTCGCAGAGGAAACAGTTTCTTATCCTTTTGTAATCTTCACTAAGGAAAATGCAAGCGGTAACTACACCAAAGACTTTCTAACTTATGATACTGTAACAATCAGTGTAGCTGTAGCAGCTAACAATTACATTGAGACAGTCAATATAGCAGAAAGAATAAGGGCGATACTTGAAAACTACAAAGATAGCTATTTCTTGTCAGTGTTACTAGATAATGTAACAGAAGATTATGTAGAGAACGCATTTATTCAGCAACTTCAATTTTCGGCAAAAATCAAAATAAATTAATAATTTTAAAATACGTATTTATATTATGAATCTAATGGGTGAACAGATACAAGTCTTTCTTAGCGGTAAGACTTTAGCGTGCGCAACATCTTGCAGTGTGAATATTTCAGCAGATGAAATTGATACATCTTGTAAAGACTGTGCAGGTTTTAACAGCACACTTCCAGGTCGTGTTTCTTGGACTGTTTCTTCTGACAACTTGTTTGTTATCGGAGATTATACAAAACTTGTTGACGCAATGTTAAGTAAGTCAGTTCTTGATATTACTTTTGCAACTGTAAGTAACTTTAACAGTGCAACAGAACCAGATGCAGATGGTCACAGAGTACCAACTGGAGGTTGGACTAGTTCAGATGATTTATATCACGGTAAGGTAACAGTAAGTTCTATTGACTTAACGGCTGATAATGGCGCAGTTGCCACTTATTCAGTTACTTTTAACGGTCACGGAGCACTTACAAAGAGCACAACTTAACCAATTAAATTTTGAGTATTACAAAGGTAGATGTTTATTTCATCTACCTTTTTTTTTTAATTATACTTGTTTTTCTTAATTATCAAAATATTTATTGTAAAAGTATCAATATATGGAAATAACAATTAAAGAAAAAACATTTAATTTAAAAAAGACTTTCAGAAGTCTTATTGCTTATGAGCAAGCAACAGGGAAAGCTTTTGCACCTCAGACAGTAACAGAATACCTAATGTATTTCTATTGTGTAATAATTGCAAGTAACACAGATTTAGAGCTTACTTACGATGATTTTATAGATTGGGTAGATAATAACCCAACAGTCTTTAAAGAGTTTTCTGATTGGTTAATTGAACAGTCAGAAATTGAAGCTAAGTTAACAAAAAAAAAGAGTGTAAGAACGACAAAGACAAAGTAATAACTTATATTGACTTGTTCAAGTTGGTCTGTGTTCAAAGTAATATTGTAAGTGTTGAATATTTTATGGACAAAATGAAACCTTACGAACTACAATTAATCTGTGAATCCCTACACCTTAGAACAAAAGAAAATTGGGAACAAAGTAGATTAGTGGCTTATTTAATTGCACAGACCAATAGCAAAAAGAGACTAAAGCCCACTGATATTTTAAAGTTCCCTTGGGAAAAGACAGAAAAGGATAATAACAATATAAATAAAACACCTTCCAAACCTTTGACATTGGAAGACGTAGAAAGTATAAAGAAGTTAGCACTTCAAAGAGAATTAGAGCTAAAGAAAAAAGGAATTATTTAAATGGCTAATCAATTAAAAGAAGAACTTATATTAAACAGTTCACAGTTTGACAAAAATATTAACAACGTAATTAAAAAGGTTGAAGAGCTTAAAAACAAAGGCTCTAAAGTCGGTGGCGGTTTTGAATCATCATTGGGCAAAATGATTCAAAAGGCTACAGGCTTTAATGGCTCAATGGGTTCTTTAATCGGTGTTGTGGGTAAATTTAGTGGTGCATTAGGAGCAACAACCACAGCATTAAAAGTAGCTAAAGATGCCTTTATGGCGTCCGAAGCAAATTATGATGAATGGCAACGTGTGATTAAGTCTTCTGAAAGCGTCTATAATGGATTTTTAAATTCAATTAATAACGGAGATATAAGTGGATTTTTAAGCAATATAGACCAAATAGTTTCAGCAGCTAGAGAAGCGTATGATGCACTAGATACTTTGGGGACAATGAGAACGATACAAGCACCCCAAATTAGCAAGCAAGAAACTGAGAACCAGCGAATGTTAATGATGCTCAGAACAGGACGTTATATAGCTCCGCAAGATGGTAGAGCACCGACACCTGGGCTTAAAGATGGTGATAAGTTAACAAAAGAGCAATTGGAGATATTAAAACGCCAATTAGGTGGTGGTATTAACAAACTTATTGGATATAATAAAAATGAAATTACCCAGACAAGAAAAGCAGTCGATGCCTATTACAACAAGTTAGCAAAAGAAAATGGAATGTCATTTAATGAGTTCAGAGAAGGAACATCATCATGGGCAGCATTTTCTAAAAAATTAAAAGGCTATCAGAAATACAGAGAATGGGAAGCTGAAGCACAGACAAGATTTGCTAAACAAGGTGGTAGGGGACACACAAACTTTGATAATTCGAACCCTTATTATAAGTTTAAGAAATGGGGTAACTTCCGTGTCGATAAGATGGGTGAAGGTAGTTATAATGACCTTGTAAATTTAATTAAAGCAGGCAACCAGCAAGAAGCTCAATTATATTCAACCATCGGACAAGTCTATAGAACATTCAATAGAGTAGATAAGCAAACATCAGGTGGCGGTGGACGTGGTGGACGTGGTGGTGGAAGCACTGAAATTGAATACGCAATAAATAGTGTTGGTTGGTTGGAACAACAGATTCAACTATTGAAGAAAGAGATTAAATTACAAGTAGATTCAAGTGAGATTGAGAATCTAAATGAACAAATAAAAACTTTACAACTTCAATTAGACGCTTTACAAAGACCTTACAAACCGATTAACAACGCTTTAAATGGTAGTAAAGGTGTTTCACCTTATACAATGCCAACTATTGACCAAATTAAAGAAACTAAACCAAGTCAGCAATTTAATACATTAGAAGACTATTTTGAGCAATATTCAAATAGAGCAAGCGAAGTTTTAAGAAAATTAGATATTGGAATAATTGGTAATGATTTAGCGAAGGAACTAATTGATAGTATAAACGCACAGCTTCAAGCAATAGGATTAAAGCCACTTGAAATAAATATCAAGACTGACGCACAAGAGAAATTAGAAGGAATTGCAAGTCAAGTTGACCAACTTGGTAGTGCCTTTAGAGGATTGGGACAAGGATTTGAATTGCCTGCACTTGATATAATGGGTGTTATAGGTCAATCAATTGCAAATGTACTTTTATCTTATTCTCAAGCAATGTTAAAGCCAAAAGACCCTATTTCTTGGTTAACATTTGGATTAATGGGACTTGGTGAAGTAGCTGCAATAATCAGTCAGATACACAGTCTTTCAGGTTACGCAAATGGTGGTGTAATAGGTGGTTCAAGTTTTGCAGGTGATAACCTTTTAGTAAGAGCTAATAGTGGCGAAATGATATTAAATACTTTCCAACAAAAACACTTGTTTAACTTGCTTGATAAAGGTGCAACTGGTAATGTTTCTAGTGGTAATGTTAACTTTGTAATCAGAGGTAAGGACTTACACGGTGTACTTTCAAATTATGACGACAAAATGAAAAAGGTGAGATAATGAAATATACAAGTAATTTTTATAGCCTTAAATGTGACTTATATAATGTAGAGATAATAACAAATGGTGATTCTAGCACAACTAGGGAAATAACCCTAGGAGTGTCACCATTTGTTACTGAAATGGATAGTTCAGACGAGAATATATATAAGCCAGTGAAGTATCAATCTGCAACAGTTAATATTGTAACTAGTGGGGAATCTGATTATATGTTCGACTTATACAGTGGAGAAGCAAACGGAACAAGGGTAACATTATCCAAAAGCGGTGAAACTATTTGGGATGGTTTTGCAACACCTGTTGTATATAACAATGGTTACACAGAGATTCACGAAAATCTACAATTGGAGTGTATAGATGGACTTAGTATATTGCAGTATTACAAGTATAGTGCAGAGAACAAACAAGTGCTTTCTTTCATTGAAATACTAAAGAAAATATTAAAGAGAACAAACGTTTACACAACGATGTGGGTATCAACAAACACTAAGTTATCTGCTACTAGTAGAACACCAATTCTTGATGAATTATATATAAGTGAACAGAATTTCTTTGATGAAAAAGATGATGATGAAACAGACGATGACGTAGCTTGGACTTGTCAAGAGGTACTAGAAGAAATTTGTCAATATCTAGGACTTGTTTGTGTAGGTAGCGGAAAAGATGTTTATTTCATGGACTTGGACGCAATAAAGAACAACAGAAACAATTACACACGTTATTCTATTTATTCAGATGCTTCATCAACGGTAAGCCTTAATCAATCATTGGCAATAGATGAAAAAAATTATATGGGCGGTGATAATACGATTTCATTAGACAATGTATATAACAAAGTAAGTGTAAAAGATTCCTTTTATACATTTGATAGTGTAATTCCAGACTTATATCAAACAGCAACCAATATAACAAAAGCAAGTGACCCAGATGTAGCAAGCAGTACACAAATAGAAAATGGAATGTACGGTGAAGTTATAAACGGTTCAGATGGTAATATGGAAGTTCTTATTGATAGGGTTTATGACCCTGAAGAAGAGGAATATACAAATTACAATGTAGTGTTTGTTAAGTATTACGTCAATGACAATTATAATTTCAATTGTCCTAGTTCAATTAACTACACAGATACAAAGACAATGCACGGAAGTGTAATTGGCAAATTCTGTGTAAAGAAACTAGATAGACCTTTTTCTTGGTGGGAACAATGGATTAATAAAATTGTCGGACATGAGATAACACTAGATGAGTGGTTATCAAGAAACGAAATATCAAATCCATCTTTTACCAATTACGTTTGCCTTTTTAATCCGTATAAAAATCACGTTGAGCCTACTAGTCAAGAGTGGATAACAACAAAAGGAAGCGAAGCAACAAGTCTATTTGGTGGTGATAACGCTTATTTGATTATCAAGGGTTCTTATTACTATCACTACATGGACGAAGACCCTTATCCAATACAAGCAGGCACAATTGATATTAGTGAAGGTCGTTATGCAATGGAAGCAGGACAAACTTACTTGCTTGCTAAATTAAAATGGGGTAACTTATATTGGAATGGTAGCGGATGGACTACCACTAATACTACATTTAAATTGCCTTATTTAAGAGATGATTCTAGTGATGATGATAGAAGGGCAGATGCAACAATGTATTCAAACATTGACTTTATCAATACTGTGAATTGGAGAATTGGTACTAGTGAAAAAGGTTACGCAATTAAAGCGCCTACAACTAGCGTAATGAATGGATTGCCTGAGTTGACAATATATAATCCATTTGACCCAGATTACTTTTCTACTAAGTCTGGTGACGGAGAGGGAAAATGGTACAGACACACTAGAGTTTTCTTGAAAGACTTTGATATTAAAGCAGTCATTGGAGACCCTACTTTTTCCCAAGAAAACGACACAGATACAATATATACAAATGTCATTGATAATAATCACGTACAAGAGTTTGATGAGGTAGAATTTAAGATTTGCACAAATGATAATAAAGCACCTAATTATTCTTCTGTAGCGTATAGAACAAGTGATGGATTCCATTTCTTACAAGATGTTTATAATGATACAACTAGTTCAACAATGGTACTAGAAAAACACTATATCAATAGACTTTGTAACCAATATAAATCACCAAGAGTAAGATTAAATCTTCAACTACAAAATATAATTAAGCCTTACGCAACACTTACTGATAAGTGGCTTGGAACAAAGAAATTTATTGTAGATTCACAGTCAATTGATTATTATAATGACGTAACAAATATAACTTTAGTAGAAAAAGGCTAAATAAATGGAAACAATTATTAAGTACAACAGACCTAAGAACACAAATAATAGAGGACAAAACAACGTCACCATTATTAATAACGGTGGTGGTGGTTCAAGTTCAAGTGATATTGACTTTAGTAATATAGACAATTACTTACATTGGAAGAAATCTATAGGGCAATTTTCT